TGGTGTGGTAATTTGGTTTGCATTTTCCTCCCGATGGTTTGTTCCCAGATGGTTTGTGATTTTATAATTATTGGGCTTATATATTTACTTGGAATATGGACTTGGTGGGTAGTAATGAAGATTGAGGGAGGGAGATTAAATGGGCCTAGCCCACATGAATTAAACCTTGAATCCGATTTAACGGAATTGCAGGTGGTATATTTGAATTGTTTGGACAATATATATACCTTAAAGACATCAGACTCTACTATGGCTGATTCAGGTATGACACGTGTTGAAATAACATTGGATCAACAGATTTTAGCTGCAGAAAATCATTTGAAGGCTCTGAAGATGCTTAAGAAGAGGAGAGTGGACCAGGCTAAGAAGGCTCTTAATCCTGACTTACCTGATAAGATTACTGTTACTATGGTCCCACATAACTTGGTGATTAAGGTTAGCAAGACTAATCCACTTGGGAAGGTTACGCAAGTGCATACGTATGATATGCAAGCATTGGATAACATTCAGGAGATTGCTATGGATGATGGACACTTGCCAGTTGACTTTAATGTTAGTAACTTGTATAGTTTCTTTACAATTAATGAATAGTCAATGTAACAAAGACGTTTATTGTATTATAATGTAATGTATTACATACTCTTTTGATATTTCAAATTACAGTATTGTAAAATATTCTATTTGAATAAATCGGAAAAGTCTTCATCGTTTGATCTCCAAACTCTTGTGGTTCGTCCATTCTTCTTTATTTTAATCAGCAGAAAAATGCCATTTTCTGTCTTCTCTATCTCTATCACTTCGTTTCCGTTTGGAAATACTGTTCCGACTATAACATTTGCAGGTGATGGACGATATGGCATAAGGATGGGAATATCTTCAATAGTCTTCTCTTTAGAAGCGTTGATAAGCTTAATCCGGTCCCTTGATATCTTTTCGTAATTAGGTGCCACGTTTGACATTACAACGACATGAATATTATTCAACTCTATGTGTAGAGATGAACGATACTTTATTTTAGGGATAACCCTATTCTTTACCTTCTCTATGAATCCATAGAAAGCATCTACATCACAACTCCGATGGAAATCACAGACAACGTGTTTGTCTGTACCTTGCTGATGATACATCTCAAACATATCAGCATACTTGTTAGGGTCTACATAAGCATAACCTTGTTGTACTAATTTCTTAGCATAGGTGGTTTTCCCTTCACCACCAGTTTGACCTAAGACCCAGATGACGCTCCGGTCATCAGATGGTTGCCCTAGCAACTCCGACAGTTCTAACTGCCACTTCCGATCTAACTCAGGAGCAACGTATTGCTCTATGAAAATCTTCTGTTTCTTGTGTGATTGATACATACGGAATAGATCAGTTTCTTCAACAGCCATACGTTCTGGGGAACGTTCACAGGCTTCGATTTTACTGCGTTTATTTGAACCTTTATCGATACGGATACCGTATTCCCAGGGACCGGCGATTCGTGTATCTTCTTTGGAAGCGTATTCCCAAGGTTTCCGACCGGATTTATTAATAGTCACTTTCGCGAAGTGGGCGCCTGGAATTAAAACCTTCATACGATGAAGGGTTGTTGCTCTATCTTTAACTTGGATGTAACCTTGGAGATGGTCGTGGGCGACCTTCTCGTGTTGCCAGATAGCGTACTGGGTATTATCGTCCCAAGCTATCTGAGGAGGGGTCTCTTCAAAGTTTAGGGTGAATGACCAATGGTTTCCTTGGGGTGTTGGCATTTAAAAAAGAGAAAGAAAGAAGAAGACGATTATTATTTTGAAGAGAGATAACATTTATTCTAAATAAATGAGGGATGCAAAGGGGGGATGCGAGGTGCTCATAATACTAGTGAGCACCTCTTATATAGGGGATGAGAGGCCGGGATGAAAGGTTATATATTAATTTATTCATATTGATAATGACAGGTGACGCGGGTCAAAGGCTTTTGTTCCGTAACTTTTTGGTCAATGTTTTCAATAAAGATTGGGCCTGATAAATTGGGCCTGTAAAGCGCTTCGCGCTTAGTCTGCGACGCCTATAAAAACAATGGTGTGGTAATTTGGTTTGCATTTTCCTCCCGATGGTTTGTTCCCAGATGGTTTGTGATTTTATAATTATTGGGCTTATATATTTACTTGGAATATGGACTTGGTGGGTAGTAATGAAGA